CCAAGCTCAACGAGCAAATCGAGAAGAACATTTCATTAAACGGTAGACTTGCTGAGTCTGTTGCTGATGGAATTCTTGATTCAGTTTCTGAAGGATTAGCTTCCACTCAGAAAGAAAAGCTCGCCTCACTTGCCGAAAGTGTAGAGTTTGAAAGTGAAGACCAATATCGTGGCAAGTTGGAGACACTTAAGGAATCTTATTTCAAAGGTGCAACTCCAAAAGCAACAGGAGAGACTATCTCTGAAACTGTAGATCATACATCTGCTGATGTATCTAACTCTATGGCAGGATATCTCAAGACATTACAAGCTGTTGCTAAGAAATGACTTTAGTATTTTAATCAAACACAACAAGAGGTAAACGCAAATGTTCAATGCTGAACATCTGCAGGAAAAGTGGGCTCCTTTGCTTAATGCAGAGGGTGTTGATGAGATCAAAGATCCTCATCGTAGAGCAGTCACCGCTGTCCTGTTAGAAAACCAAGAAAAATTTTTAAGAGACGAGCAGTCTTTTGGCCAAGGAACTATTAACGAAGCAGTTCCAACAAACCATGCAAACACCGCTGGTAATTCAGGTGGTTTTGGTGGTAGTGCTAATGCTGCTGGACATCAAGCTGGTTTTGACCCTGTTCTAATTTCTCTAATTAGACGTTCAATGCCTAATTTGGTCGCTTATGACCTAGCTGGTGTGCAACCAATGAGTGGTCCTACTGGACTAATCTTTGCAATGCGCTCCAAGTACAACAGAATGGGAGGAGATGAGACCTTCTATGATGAAGTTGATACAGCATTCTCTGGACAGTCTTCAGGTAATAATAAGACTGCTGGATTTGCTGATGTAACAGCTGGTTTAGGTACAACTTCACAGTCTGGTAGTAACCCTGCTGCACTTAACCCTGTATCTTCTGCATCTTCTACTGGCTACGATGTCGGTGAAGGCATGGTAACAGGTGATGCTGAAGCTCTTGGAGATGCTGCTGGTAACTACTTTAACCAGATGGCATTCTCAATTGAGAAGGTCACTGTTACTGCTAAGTCAAGAGCCCTCAAGGCTGAGTACTCACTAGAGCTTGCTCAAGACCTCAAGGCTATCCATGGCTTGAATGCAGAAGCAGAACTTGCAAACATCCTTTCTACTGAAATCCTTGCTGAAATCAACAGGGAAGTCATTAGAACAATCTATAAGGTTGCTGAGCAAGGTGCTGTTGAGAACGTAGCAAGCAATGGTATATTTGACTTAGACATTGACTCCAATGGTAGGTGGTCAGTTGAGAAGTTCAAAGGTCTTCTCTTCCAGATAGAAAGAGATGCTAATAGAATCGCACAGAGAACACGTCGCGGAAAGGGTAACATTATCCTTTGCTCTGCAGACGTTGCATCTGCACTAACAATGGCTGGTGTACTTGATTACACACCTGCTCTTAATGCTAACCTTAATGTTGATGATACTGGTAACACATTTGCTGGTACTATCCAAGGTAAGTACAGAGTATACATTGACCCATATTCTGCTAACTTAGCAGCTAACAACGGTGGTCTTGCTCAAGGCAGCAACCAGTACTATGTTGTTGGATATAAGGGTGGATCACCTTATGATGCAGGACTGTTCTATTGCCCTTACGTTCCACTACAGATGGTTCGTGCAGTGGGTGAGGAAACCTTCCAGCCAAAAATCGGATTTAAGACAAGATATGGTCTTGTTTCAAACCCATTTGCTGAAGGACTTACTCAAGGACTTGGCAGACTCCAAGCTAGATGCTTATATTTCTCAAAGACCTCCTCTTGCAGGGGGTCTTTTTTTATGGGCTTGACAAGGTATTTAATTTCTGCTATAAATAAGGATGTGAATCAAGAGAGAATTAATTCTTTCTTCAATGGGGACAACAATATAAACCCCTCATTGTGTATTTGCAAATGTCTAAAATCCAAACCATAGTAAAAGGATTAATTAAATGACCAAGAAAAAAGTCTACAAGGAATTATTGTGTTTAGTTGATCTCGCAAGAGATAAGGTTGATGAAAACATCAAATCTGAATTGAACAACAATTATGGCCATGTAGTTATAGACGAAGCTCCAAAAGATCTTTCTCCAATGGAAGATGTTGTTGGAGATTTTTTGTCTGGAAAAAAATATTTGGGTGGAGAAACTGTTCTCTGTTCAATTCCTATATCTCATCTTTGGAGCGATCCAACATACAATCGCCCAGATGAAATTGATTATAATAAGTGTGCTAAGAATATTCGCGATGTTGGAGGTTACTCTAATAATGCAGCTGACATTTTATCAGCATTTCTTCGTCCAGATGGTAAAGTAGTAACCACTAAAGGTAATCACCGCACCACAATGAGATATCTTTGTGGTTTAAATCCTACTAAAGAACTTCCCATTTCATTAAAGTTGCATAAACGTCATGCATCTTTAGAAGAAATGGTGATTATAGAATCAAAGGATCATAATAGAGATTGTTCTTATAGAGCACCTCAAAAAGGTGATAGTAAGTTTAAATCTGCTTATTATGCTGAAGAAACTTGGGCAGAAAGTCTTTATGAGTTTTGCAAACAATTTTCTATTGATATTGCAGGGACACTTCCAGAAGCTAAGTTTCACTTACCTTCTCATAGTTATGTTTCAAGATCAAGAACGAGATATAAAGATCCCATAGTAGGAAAGTTTCTTAAAGCATTTACTGAACGTAATTGTTCAACAATAATTTACGGAAACACTATTATGGCTGGATCACATTTTCTTAATAGATTTGGTAGCATTATCTCTCAAGTTGATAAACAGTATAATGTTGATTCTTTTGCTGATATGTTAGATTACTATTTTAATCAAATAGGTGAAATCTATAAGCAAATAAATCCTAATGCGTCAAATCTTCAACAGGAAAAAATTACTGATGCTACTGTCAACAATAGTTCTCCTGATAATGAAGCAGGTGTTGCAAGATTTGTATTCCTTTACAATGATTATTGTAGAAGAAAATCATATGTATTAAAAGGAAATGCAAATACTGTAATTCCTTTTGATGGAGCAGAAAAAAGTGAATGGAATAAATTTAAAGAAAGTTGCAATCCTTATATAAGATCAACTGTTTTAAATTTTGCCACCACTCAATTTTTTACTACATAGCAAGATAGAGGGGTCTAACCACCCCTCTTTTTTTATCTAAATAATTAGAAAAGATAATGACAGCAACAGGTTTTAGAAATCAAATACAGAATAAGAACTTCCTAAGCCCTACTGGTTTTAAGTTTGTATTAAATCGTGCTCCTAAAGTAGTATTCTTTTCTAACCAAGCAAATATTCCAGGTTTAAATTTAGGTGTAACTGAACAAACATCTTATCTAACAGATATTCCTGTACCAGGTGATAAACTTCAATTCCAAGATCTAAATTTAAGATTCTTAGTTGATGAAGATTTGGAAAACTATCTTGAGATACAACATTGGTTGAGGGGATTGGGTTTCCCAGATAGTCTTAAAGAGATATATGATTGGCAAAGTAGTAATCCTAATGCACCTAGAGGGGAATTAAACTACACTTGTGATGGAACATTAAATGTTCTTAGTAGTTCTAATACACCAAACTTTAAGGTTAAGTTCTTAGATTTATTTCCTGTATCACTATCAGATTTAGACTTTGATGCTACTGATTCTGATATAGACTACTTGACAGCTAACGTTACTTTCAAGTATACTATATACAACATTACTGATTTGAACGATAATATTTTATGAGTATTGATCTTGATTCTATTCAAGAGATGTGGGAGAAAGATTCTAAGATAGACAGAGATAATCTACATGAGGAGTCGTTAAATATTCCCTCTCTACATGCAAAGTATTTTGAATTGTATAATACTATATTTCTTTTAAGAAAGAAAGCAGAACAGC